GAGGATTGGGAAAGGCAAGTTTATTGGATTTCCATTTTTTGAAGTAAATAAATTTGATGCCCCGCGAAAGACCCACCTTTCTTCCTGCGATGAAATTATTGTTGCCTCAGAGTGGGCTAAGGAGATTGTAGAAAGGGAGGTTCCTTCTTCTGTAGTCCACACGGTTCCACTTGGGGTAGACACCTCCATATTCTCTGTTGCAACCCCTCCCCCTTCCGACAAATTTATTTTTTTCAACTGCGGCAAATGGGAAAAAAGAAAAGGACATGACCTCCTTATATTCCTTTTTAAAGAAGCGTTCAAGAATGAAGCAGATGTTGAGCTGTGGATGATGTGCCACAATACCTTCCTCTCCCCAGAACAGGATGCCCAATGGAGAAACCTTTACAGGCAAGACCCAAGAGTAAGGTTTATCGACAGAGTACAATCTCAGCCGGAGGTCGCCTCCATAATGAATGCCGTAGACTGTGGAATATTTCCAAGCCGAGCAGAAGGCTGGAACTTAGAAATTTTAGAGCTAATGGGCGCGGGCAAGCACGTTATTACTACGAACTATTCTGCCCATACAGAATTTTGCAATGATAAAAATAGTATGCTGGTAACGCCTCTTCAAAATGAACCTGCAACAGACGGGATATTTTTCAACGGCTTTGCTGAATGGGCATCTCTCCAAGGAGTAGAAGACAAATTTGTTGCCCACATGAAAAATATTTATCAAGAATGGAAGAATAATGGCAAGCAAAGAATTGTCAACGAAGAGGGTGTCAAAACTGCCAAAGAATTTTCTTGGGAAGCTACGGCTAAAAAAATAGAGGATATATTATATGACGATTAAGGTACAAAAGGTTTGCCCAGATATTCCGCTTCCCTCAAGAGGACATCCGTCCGATGCAGGATGGGATCTCTACGCCAATGAGGACTGTTCCATTTCAGCAGGCACACGACGCCTAGTAGACACGGGAATTAAAGTGGAGATACCAGAAGGGCATGTGGGACTAATATGGCCTCGCTCAGGGTCCGCCGTAAAAGGAGGGATTGATGTGTTTGCTGGTGTTATAGATGCAGGATACAGAGGCCCCATTAAAGTTTGTTTGTACAATTCTGGCGATGAGGATTTTATTATAAACAGACATGATAGGATTGCTCAGATTATTTTTCAAGAAGTGTCCCCTCTTTGTCTTGAAGAAGCAAAAGAGTTGAGCGAAAGCCCAAGAGATTCTGGGGGCTTTGGGAGCACTGGCAAATGAACCGTCTTAACGGGATGAGAGCCTATTTAGCTGGAGCTATGGACAGGGTTCCTGACGGAGGATCAGGATGGAGAAACAAGATGACCCCTATCCTTCAAGACTTAGGGGTTACTGTCTTAGACCCCTGCAATAAGCCTATAGAAATAGGCATTGAAGGCAAAGGAAGCAGAGATTTAATTGACCACTATAAAAACACTGGTCAATTTGATAGAATAAGAAAAGAATACGGCGTCATAAGAACCTTAGACCTTCGCTGTATAGATATTTCTGATTTTATTGTCGCAAGCATAGACATTGACGTTCATGCCTGTGGCACATATGAAGAAATCTCCACTGCCAATAGCCAAAAAAAGCCTGTATTAATATGGTGCCAGCAAGGAAAAGAGAGCGCCCCCAACTGGCTATTCTTCATGCTTCCTCACGAGCATATATTCGGTTCTTTAGAGGATCTTATCGACTATTTAGAGCATGTAAATTCAGCCGATAAGACAGAGCATTACAAGAGGTGGTTCTTTTTTGACCAGTCCAAACTACAGGCCGTTTAAATAAACAGCACAAGAAAAGACAACTTATGGCTGCCCTTGGGCGGCTTTTTTTGTGCAAAAAGGGGGTATAATATAGCATGAAAGATCTATTAAGATATTTTAAAAGCTTCATAAAACCAAAGAAGGAACCCCCTCCTGCGTCAGTTTCTTCAGACCTTGATCATATTTCTGGATGCATCAATTTTTTCTGGGATTCAGAAACAGGAGATTTTAATGTAATTTTAGACGTAGATGAAGAGACAAACACATCTGCTGAAGTTCTGGGAATGCTTATGTGCTACATTAGCGACGGGCAGATGACTCAATTCCTCACGGACAGTCTAAGATATTGGTGTGACTCCCCAGAGAAAATGAAGTTTTATACAAACACCCTCAAGATGTGGAATGTCATGCGCGAATTACAGGAGGAAGAGCGTAGGAGAGAGGAAGACGCCCCCTTGATTGCCCCGTCCGATGTGTTTAGATTTAAAGGCAGCGAGAATGGTAATTGAATTTTGTGATTATGACGACGGAAAGGGGAATGTTTGCAATAGAGATGTTGAATTTGCAATTAAAAAGGAAAACTACAATCTTTATGTGTGCAAACGGTGTCTTTATATGGTAGATATTGATCCTGATATTGATGAAGTAGCTTACATTACTCGACATGGAAGGATAGATAATGCATGAACAAATACCAGTTCCTAGCGGCTATGATGTTTATTGGGAAAAGTGGATAGATGCCTATACTCCAGAAGAAACGGAAGTCGTTCTACTAGACGAAGAGTCCCTCGAAGAAGATCAGGGCATATCCTTTGAGGAAGAGCTTGGAGTAGAATTTAAAAAATTTAAAAATATTCAAACTATCTTTACTCCGTTTGGAGTGCTTCCTCTCACAGAGCAATCTCTTGCGAGTTCCTATTTTAAATTTTGGGTGGGCCATACCAACTTCAAAATAACCCCAAAATTTCATCGCATAATGTCTAATGTTGAGGGCGTAGAGTCTATTGATGTCTTCACCCCTTATCGATTTCGCATAGGAATAGCCAAACTATTCAAAGACAGGACAGTAATGTCGCAAGTGAGAAAGAATATGGTTGATTACATTCAAGAGAGCCAAAATGACTTTGATTCATCAGAAGAAATTGGGGAAAATGCACCTTAATGATGTCCGTTAGGTGTAATCATAGACAGGACAGGATTAATATTGTTTGGAACAACGGGATACAAATGACCTCTATATAGAAAAAGAGGTAAATATTATGGGTTTTGTTACTAATCTTGCAGGCACGCTTAGGTACAACCAGTACGTCAATGGCTATCCCAGTGGCGTCGACAACGACCAAGGCAATATTCGCGGCCAAGGCCCTTCCGGGACTCTGGCTGGAATGGATGAGAATCTATGGAGTCAAAATTCCCTCGGAGAAGAAGAGCGTCTTGTTCTGATTTCTTCGGGCGTTAATAACACAGGAATTATAGCTCCCTCTACATCAAGCACGTTTAACAATCAGCCGGGCCAAGTGATTGTCAAGTACACTACCGACATCGCTGGCGTTACCAATCTTACGCAGGCCATTCGGTCGGCTGGAAGCTCTGGAATTGTCTCTATTAACCAAGAGGCAATAATTAGAAGCCTTGACTACAAGACCTCCGTGGTTGCTGGCAACTGGAATGTCTTTAGTGGAGCATTCAGCCCAGCACTAACAGTTACAGATGCTGGCGGATGGAATATTATTGGTGGTGTTGATCAGTCGTCCAACTTGGTTGGCAATCAGACAGACAAGGCTGCTAATCCTAGTCAACTGGAGCCGGGACACCTTGCTTACATGGGAGGTAATCTTGGGTTGCCAAAAACTGGCCTATATTCCTCACGAAGCGTGTGGTAATCAAATTAAGGGCAAAGGTCCCCTTCGGGGGGCCGGAGCCCTATTTTTTGGAGACAATGCATGGCATCGCAACAATCAGCACAAATTATTCCATTTCTTAAATACTCAGCAACCATTTGTGTCGCTATAATAATTAGCATGGGTGGCTGTTAGCTTTCCTATGGGAAGGCGATCGCAAAGAGAGCAGAAGCCCCGATTTTAGTAACCGAAGAATCGCAGAAAGTTGAAAAGGAAATTAACGAAGTAAAAAGTAGGCTCGACCGCATTGACGACAGAGCAGATAAGTTAGAAGAGCAACTCAGGACAGTCCTCAAAGCTAATACAGACGCTATTGTTGATCTTAAATTACAGGTGGCGTCCTTGGCACAGTCTATTGAGATTCTGAGTGATAAAATTAACCAATTAAAGGAGAATTAAGTATGTTCGAGAAAGTGAAGACGATGTTTAAGTCTCGTCGCTTCTGGGTCGCCGTGTCTGGTGTAGTCGTTGTGGCTGCAAATACCCTTTTTGGAGAAGGCACAGTAACCCCCGAAACAGTTCAGTATGTTGTCTTATTGGCAGCCGCGTGGATTGTTGGTGACAGCTTGAGAGTTACCGAGTAGTTTTTAAAGAAAGGGAGAATTATGAACTTATTGAAGACTCTTCTTCATGGTATTACTAGTCCCCTCAGAAAGAAACCGGTGCGTATTTTACTTTTGGGTGGGGGCATATATTTTCTCGGGGTGTTTATGGGCTGGTGGCCAAACCTCTTGGCCGATGTTTTCAGCAACCTCAAGGAATAACTTAAGTTCAAATTAAACGGATTTGAAAAGGGGCAACTCCGGTTGTCCCTTTTTTTATTTGCAGTATATAATAGTTAAGGAGACATCTAAATATGAAAAATCTAGTTTTTATTCTTTTTGCTTTAATATTTTTTGCAATCCCTCTGAGGGGAGATGAACCAAACCCGCGCCTGCAAAACTTTAGGTATGGAACTGGCAAGGCCAGTTGGTGGAACGGCCCACAAAGACAGGCGGCTCCCCAGATGCGGCCTCAGATATTTTACTATCCGTATTATCAGCCAACATATGGCTACGGACACTTTGCATATTGCAATTGCTACATTTGCAACCAAAGAAGAATACTCTATCAGCGGCAGCTTAATCAACAAAGATTTTTCTTCTTTCAATTCAGATTTTAATCTCAAAGGAATTCAATGAAAAATAAAAAGCCACTTAAAATTAACTGCACGCGAACCATCTATTTTGATGTGGCTCGCATGTATGCAAAAGGCTCCTGTAAGAAATGCCAAGGAAGAGGATATCACAAGTATATCACCCCGGCTGGAGAAGAGAACCATTCTTATTGTTCCTGCGCAGAGAAAAACATCAAAAAATACGGATAGCAGTAGGCCCTTGGTCTCTTGAGGGTGTATAATAGTATACAAGGAAAGAAAGTCAAGGCAGTCACGCTCTATCTCGCTGCCGCCCTCTAACAAAGATATTTCAAAAGGTTTTCTGATGCTTAACGAAGGAATAGGGGGGAACAAAAAGAAGTCCACTAAATTTGAAGTAAATTTCATAGTAAGAGACAAATCCGGAAAGGCGACCTCAAAACGAAAAACATTTGCTTCCAATTCGGCAGAGGATATGTCAAACTTCTTTAACAAGCACACACAGACAAAGAAAGGAAAAGGGAGGAAAGGAAAGAAAGGCAGGAAGCCATCTTCGGGAGGAAAGCCCTCCTAATGTCGGTTTCGGAACTCCAAAACTATACTTTTGTTGGCAGGTATGCCCGTTGGATTCCCGAAAAGAAGAGAAGGGAGACATGGAGGGAGTCCGTCGATAGGGTCATGGGTATGATGTATGAAAAATACCCAGAAGTCAATGGAGACATTGCTTGGGCCTATGACATGATGTTTAAAAAGCGTATCCTTGGGTCTCAAAGAGCTTTGCAATTCGGAGGAGGGCCCACCTTTAAGCATAATGCTAGAATCTATAACTGCATTTCTTCTTACTGCGATAGATTAAGATTCTTTCAAGAATGCATGTATCTACTATTGTGTGGCTGTGGCACCGGATTCTCTGTGCAAAAGCATCACATAGACCAGCTTCCTTACTTTGCGCCCATTTCCAAAAGGGCTAATAAAAAGTTCATTATTGAAGACAGCATCGAAGGCTGGTCAGATGCGGTCGGGGTTCTGATAAGTAGTTATTTTGATCAAAATGAAATCTTTCCTGAATATTCGGGAAGGAATGTGGCGTTTGACTTCTCTCAAATCAGAGCAGCGGGGACCGAATTGAGTTCCAGTTCCGGAAAAGCTCCCGGAGCAGCACCCCTAAAGAAGGCATTGCGTAACATTAAAAAAATTCTTGATCGTGCGATTGAGAATTCTACATTCGCTGCTAAATCCCTTCGCAGACTAACCCCCATTGAAGCCTATGATATTATAATGCATTCTGCGGACGCGGTAATATCAGGGGGAGTTCGACGCAGTGCAACGATTTGTTTGTTCAGTCCCGACGACGAAGAGATGGCAACGGCAAAAACCGGAAACTGGTTTCACGAAAACCCTCAAAGAGGAAGATCAAATAACTCAGCCCTTTTAGTAAGAGATAAGACAACCCCAGAGCAGTTCCATTCCTTGATGGAGTCCGTGAGAGAGTTTGGAGAGCCGGGTTTTGTGTGGTCAGACTCTACCGAACTCATAGTTAACCCCTGTGTAGAAATTGGAATGTACCCGGTAGATGAAAAAACTGGAAAAACTGGGTGGCAAGCCTGCAATTTAAGCACTATTAATTGCGCTAAAGTAAAAACAGAGGAAGACTTTTATGAGGCGTGCCGAGCAGCAGCTATAATAGGAACCCTTCAAGCTGGCTTTACAGACCTTCCATATCTAGGAGAGGTAAGCGAAAGAATTTTGCAGCGAGAGGCACTCTTGGGGGTTTCCATGACAGGCGTTATGGAACAACATGAGATATGTCTTAACGGAGCTGTACAGAAAAAGGGGGCCCGGATTGTCAAACAAACCAATAAAGAGCTGGCGAAGAAGGTCGGAATTAATCAGGCAGCTAGGACTACTTGTGTCAAGCCTGAAGGAACTTCTAGTTGTATCCTTGGTACTAGCTCTGGTATTCATCCTCATCATGCCAAGCGCTATATACGACGCGTACAGGCTAATAAGATGGAAGAAATTTATGGATACTTCAAAAAAATAAATCCGAGGGCTTGCGAAGAATCGGTATGGTCTGCCAATGACAGCGACGACGTAATTTCTTTCTGCATAGAGGTTCCTCCGGGTTCTAAAACCAAAAATCAGATTGATGCACTAACCCTTTTGGGGTATGTAAAAGGGACGCAACAGAATTGGGTTATGGTTGGAAAAACAGATGCCCTATGCACAAAGCCTTGGTTGAACCATAATGTTTCCAATACTATTAATGTTAAACCGGATGAATGGGACGAGATAGAGAAATTTATATATAAAAATAAAAAATATTTTTGTGGGATCTCTCTTTTGCCAGTAAGTGGGGATAAAGATTACCCTCAAGCCCCCTTCACAACAATTTACTTGCCCAGCGAACAGGTAGCATACTACGGAGATGGTGCCATGTTTGTTAGCGGTCTCATCGAAGTGGCCCTTGACTTATGGGAAGACAACCTATGGGCTGCATGCGATGCTCTTCTTGGCGTTGGGTCAAGAATAAAAGGGGCATCAAAGAGAGACTGGATAGCAAGATGCAAGAAATTTGCTAGAAAATATATGGATTCAGATGTTAAGAATTTAACCTATTGTATGAAAGATGTTTACAACTGGAAAGAATGGGTTGATTTAAAAAGAGAGTATAATAAAGTAGATTATACGCAGGTATTCGAAGAAGAAGATAATGTAGAACCAGAACAAGAATGGGCTTGCAGCGGAGGGGCTTGCGAACTCATTTAGAATAACATTTGCCGAGGAGGGTGAAAAATGCTTGACTTTTATTCAAACAGACGTGACTTTCTAAGGATAGGCAGTATTGGAGCCGGGATGTCCACTCTGGGGCTTTCTGATATTGCTATGGGTCAGGAAGAGGCGCAAGAACTTAAAGATAGTTCTGTCGTGTGGGTGTGGCTGGGGGGAGGCCCAACACAATTTGAAACATTCCACGCCCCAAAGGAAGACAGTGTTCCTTCTGAATACAGATCTGTAGGGGGTCCCTTGGTGGATAAGCCAACCGGAATGGCTTTTGGTTCTCACTGGAAAGACCTCATCAAGCAGGCTCCGAAGCTTAATGTTGTAGACTCCTTCACGCACGGAGATTCTTCTCACAGACAAGCTA